CAGCGGATCATCGTTCAGGTCGGGACTCTCGGTGGAGCAGCGGCTGGAAGCGTCAATGCCATTAAGGTCACGGTGAACGGCGTTGACTCGAACGCCGACAAGACATTCACCGTGCAGATTGGCGACACCTACTTTGTCGCCATAACCGGAAGCGACGCGACAGGGACAAAGAACGATATTACGAAGCCCTACCGTTTCGTGCAGCAGGCGAACGGAGCTTCGACCTTCACCGGGATATGGGCGACGATCCAAGCCGGGGACAGCATCGTCATGCGCGGCGGAACATGGTCAGATCAGGTCGGCTTTGATGCCCGTTTCTTGCGCTTTCGCACGCAGAGCGGCAGCGCCCCAACGGGGGTTATCGGACACGGCTACATCCATTGCACCGCCTATCCTGGTCCGATCCTGGGGCATACGATAGAGACTGTGCTGGTTCGCTCCCCAGCGGCTGGACGAGGGTGTTTCCAGGGCTCCGGGACATCGAACTCGCAGGCTGGCGGCGGGCAGTATTTCACGCTGAGCAATCTCTCGATGAGCTGCGTCAGCACGTCCAGCACCACGGATGCCTGCCCGGTGAATCTACAGACCGGGGCGCACTTCTGGCGCGTCGTCGGCTGCGACCTTACATGGCCTTCTACTGACACCGGAGCGGCGCACCAGAAGGCCGGGGGCATCGCTGGCGACGGCACTGGAGCGGTGCTGCTCGGGAACTACGTTCACGACATCTCGGGCGGCGATGCGTCGTCGCTTGAGAACCACGGCATTTACCTCGACGGAAACCTGAACTGCGCGGCGAATTGCGAGATCGCCTATAACTGGGTCAAGAATGTAACGACCGGTTCATCAATCCAGTGCCACAACGGCGTGGCCGCCGACACCTTCACAGGAATCAAGATCCATCACAATTTCTGCGAAACGAGCGCGAAGTATGGCATCAACCTCGACAGCTTCACGACCATCGATGTCTACAACAACGTGGTTTGCCACACGTTCCGCAACGGGCTGCGCTTCAACCCGAACACAAGTCAGACCGGGATCGCAGTGAACATCGAGTACAACACCTTCTACGACTGCTACCAAGATACTACGGGCTCCTACACCGCAACGATCAGTCAGGAAGCCTCGCCGACCAGCGGCCCTATCAAGATTTCGCACAACGTCGTAGTGCTCTCGGCGACCCGCACCAACACCGCTGCCTTCATCAACGACAACGGCAACTACTGCACGCTGGCGCAGAACCTATGGTATGACCTGCAGGGGAACTCATCGGCCCCGTCGCTGGACGCGACTAAAGTGGTGGCGAATCCGCTCTTCACCTCGGTTGCAAATAACGATTTCACGCTCCTCGCCGGTAGTCCTGCGCTCGATGCCGCGACCGGCACGCAGTTGCTGACCGTAAGCGACGACTTTCTCGGAACGCCGCGACCGCCTGGGCTTAGTCGAGACATCGGCGCTTTCGAGGGTGTCGGCACATGACCCAGCCAGTCAGAGTCCAGACGAGCGCGCGGCAGCGATACTCCGCTGCGGGCGGCACGTCGGTATTCAGCGGCAATGTGGTCGCCGGGAACACCTGCATCGTTCTCTGCGGGACGCATGACCGCGCAAACGCTACTGTCCCAACCGACACACTGAGCACGAGCTATGTGCTGGACAAGGAATTCAAGGAAACGACCTATTCTGGCTGGGCGGTCGCCGTGTATCGCGGTGTGTTCGGATCGAGCGGCGCGTGTACCGTCACCGTGCCGCGTTCCTCGGCAGAGGAATTGAGCTTCGTATGCGAGGAACTGAGCGGCCTTGTCAGCTCTCCATTGGATATCAGCAACACGGGAACCGTCAGCGCGAACTGGGGCACGGGTTCCGATACCGTCACAACGACCGGCACACTGGTTCAGGCCGACGAGATTATCTACACGCTCGCAATGGGTCGCTGCGACCAGACGGTCCCGGCGGGCTTCTCGACGCTTCCGCCGCCTACAGGATTCACGTCCATCGGCACGGCTTACTTGGGCGACGGAACGACCACCGGATCACCCTGCCACTTCGCCTACAAGCTGGTGAGCGCGACCACCGCCGTCGCTCCGATATGGTCTGGCACAGAAGCACAGACCAACCTTCACCCAAATGCCGCCGCGCTTCTCACCGTAACCTACAAGGGCGGAGCGGCTGGGCCGTCAGTAACGGCGGTCAGCAACGCAAGTCCTGCGAATGGCTCGGCGCTCACCATCACCGGAACCAACTTCGGCGCTTCGCAAGGCGCTGGCGGCGTGACACTTGGCGGCGTCGCGCAAACCGTGACGAGCTGGGCGGCAACGTCAATCGCCATCACGGTAGCTCGCGGAGTTAACCAGTACGGCGTCGCGCTAAACATCGTTGTATCGGACAACTCAGCTGCTGCGAGCAATGCCTTCCCGATCACCGGCATCGTCCCACAATCAGGATGGAGCTATGTCAACCTGACAGCGCAGAACGCTGATTCGACCAAGCGGCTCACCGCCATCGCAGACCTCGCAAGCGGCGATCAGGTCGCCTACGATAACAAGGCAACGCTCGCCACCGTATTGGCCGACAGCACGTTCTACTGTACCTCGGCTGTCGCGTCGTTCAACTGCGAGGCGTGGACGAGTGGCGGCTGGGGAACGACCGCGCTGCAGACGATTAACGCTGTTGCTCCACCGCCACCTCCGCCACCACCGCCAGATCCGATTCCTGTGCCCTTGCCTCCGGTTCCGGCTGGCAGATGGAACAAGGTGCTATGAGCTGGATCTTCCCGCATTACGAGCTTACGCTCATGCCAGCCGACTTCGGCACTACTTGGTATGACCCAGGCTTTGCGGCCACCTGCACGCAGACTGGAATGAGCGCGGTGCCAGACTCAGCGGTTCCCGATTGCGCTGTACCTGATTTCCTGAGCGATGGATTCGTCGCTGGAGCATAGATATGGCCGATCAAGTCCCTCCCTTCATCCCCGGCGATCTGAATCTCTCGAATCGCATCAAGTCTGCGTGGCTGAACGATGTCAATAATCTGCGCTATCAGTCAGGCGACGCCACGCGCGGCGCTGCGCTCCTCACTATGGTTCAGGCAGGCACCGGCGCAGTCGCGCGGACGGTGCAGGATAAGGAGCGGGATGCGGTTCATATCTTGGACTTCGGCGCAATTGGCGATGATGCGACTGACGATAACACGCATCTGCAGGCGTTCCTGAATCGCGGCGGTAAGCTCGTTCTCGGCGGAGGCAAAACATACCGCAATCTCGCTGCCAATCTCACCTTCGTCGCTAACACGGAACTCTGGATCGAACGCGGAACAACTTTGCACCTTGATACCACGCGCTTGACGGCACTTAATGTCAACGATGTGCAGATTCACAATCACGGCGTTATCAAGAGTACTGGCCTGAACACGACGGATGCGCTGCCGACGAACTGGAACGGTCGAGGTATTGTTGAGTTTGGCGGCACGATTGCGAGTCCCGCACTTCGCGTAGGTATTGACGGCCCTGGCACTGTGTTCGGTGATTTCGTCGGGACTCCGGGTACAGGCCCCGCCTTAGGAGCAACAGACAAGCGGCGCGGCATCCTGTTCAACAATGTTCAATCAGCATGGGCGAAGTTCAATAATGTCTATGGGATTATTGCCGAAGCTATTTGGCACAACGGAACGGTAGGCGTCGATCAGGATATCGACATCGACTACAACCGCGTCCATGACTGCAACCACGACGCCATTTCAGCACAGCAGACAGTTACGACCACATTCAGGACTCGCGGAAACACAGGCTGGAACTGTCTGAACGGCATTGAGGCGTCAGTTGGCGATCACCAGCACAACATAATGTTCAACATGATAGGAAGTGGCTATTCCTTTGGAGGAAGTTCGCCTGCGGATAACGGTAGTCCGGTGATCTATGCCAACAATACCGGAATGAATAACGGAAATAGCGGCGCTGGTGCTTCAGACTTCAGTCTGCAGGGTGCTACGACAGCCGGGGGAGTGGCTGTTATTGAGAACAATACTTCCTACGGGGCAGGAGCTTTTGCGTTCTTTGTGTCTTACGCCAAGACCGCAATAATCATAGGCAACAAGGCGTATGGATGGGGAGCAACCGCCTCTGGAAGCGGATTGGCAACAGCGAATTGCACCAACGTAATTGTTGATGGAAACGGTCTCGCCAACGAGAACGCCGCGCACAGTAATGGTGGTTACAACATTTCGGCTACTGGACAGGTTATTTTCGGAAATAGCAATACTGTATTCGGGGTAGTTACACCTTACGTTAACTTTGCATCGTCAGCGCAGGGACTAAAAGCCTCGCCGATTCCAGTCTATTCTCGCGTCGGGCAAAGTTCGCATACCGGCGATACGAACCCTTTTACCCTCGGGACATACACGATCAAGGCTCACGCCTGCGGTTTGACTGGCGGTGTCCGTGTTACGGCAGGAGGAACCCTAGCAGGAGTAGCGAACACAAAGACCCTGAATCTTACCTACGGCGGGAATGGTTTCGCTCAACTAATCATTCCAGCAGCGGCAACCCGGTGGAGGCTAGAGGCAGAGTTCTACAATACCGGAACGACTGGCAACCAGGCTTATTCGAATACCGGACTGAGCGGCACAGCCGTTATCAGCACTGATAGCGGAACTTTTGCGACAGACAGCACGGTAGACAAGGACATTGTACTTAGTGTCACCAACCAAAACGCTGGCGATACATTGACGCAAAATATATTCATGATCGAGCCAATTATAGGATTCGTTCAATGAACATCTCCGCTGCTGGCATTGCGCTCATCAAGGAGTCAGATGAATCTCACTCTTAGGCGTCAGCCGAGTGGCATTGATTCGACGATAGGTGAGCTTTCTATCGATGGCGCAGTTGAGTGTTTTACCCTTGAGGACGTTGTACGCGAGGTTCCCGGCAAGCCGGTGTCGGAGTGGAAGGTTCCGAAGGAGACGGCGATCCCTGCTGGAACATACAACGTAATCATCAACGAGTCTGCGCGTTTCAAGCGCCCGCTGCCGTTGCTCGTAAATGTGCCGGGGTTCTCCGGTGTACGTATCCACCCAGGCAATACGTCTGAGGACACCGAAGGGTGTATCCTTGTCGGGTCTCAGGTCAATGGGGATGCGATCATAGAGTCGCGCAAGGCATTTGATGCGCTCTTCGAGAAGCTGAAGGACGCATTCGAGTCTTGGCAGACCGTGCATATCACCATTGTCAACGGGAGCAATTGACGGAGGCTTGCATGAATGGAAGAACGACGCAAGGCGGACGATGCGTTCATGGAGAAGTTCTTCAAGCTCGAATCGGCTGTCCAGCGGCTGACCGAGCATGAGAGGGACGATAGGCCAAAGTATGAGCGGTGGCACAAGGAGACTTTGGATGCGCTCGCTGAAATGGGCAAAATGCGCCTTGAGCTTTCAAACGGGAGACTGACAGCCCTTGAGACTAGGCCTATCCTTGTTCAGCTTACTGAGAAGGAGATCAAGGCTTTCTTCGATGAATGGGGGGAAACTCTTGCCGGGAGGCTTTCGTTCAGATTCATTCTTTCGGTGGCTGGGACACTTGGCGTTGTCCTCACGGCCATCGTTACCGCCGCAATCATTGCCTACATCAAACTCAAATAAGGAGCGACCATGACCCAAGACGAACTGCGTAAAATCTACCAGCAACTGGAGCACGCTGCGAAGGCGTTGGAAGACCTTGCAAAGCTGCTGCGAGAGATCAGCGACAAGCTCGCATCTGGCGGCGGGCCGGGTGAAGGTCACTAAGTGAAACCAGAAGAAGAACTCAGCGCGCATAAAGCTAAGGCCGCATTCTTCATGGGCGTTGGCCGCGCCAGAGGCTTGCATTGCGGCGACGAATATAGCCTGCCGCTTTTCCCGTTGGTTCTGATTATGCAGGCAGAAGGATTGCTGGCACGAGATGCGTCAAGGATACTGGAGCGCGCGTGAAATGGATATTTTCTTGAACGGGCTAGTAATTCTTCTAATATTTACGCTTCCGATAGCGCCTCTACTCTATCTAGCAATTTTTACGCGATATGACGAATGAAATGGCTAGGGCCGATCCTGCTGGTGGGGGTGTTCGTCAGGCACGATACTTCGTCGTGGCTACCAGGATACACCCCAGCGGCATGGTTCTACATTCTTGGTGGCGTATGGGAGATGATATTGTGCACGGTCCTTCTATTGTTCCTGCGTACACCTTTAGCGGTGGCAGCTCTATGGATTGGAGTCTTGGAAGGCGCGCAAATCTCAGCGTGCCGCCTGCTGACGAAGGACTATAGCGCAGTCCCAAAATGGCAAAATCTCTGTGACCATCTCACCGGACTTCCCGTCGGCGCAATCATGACTGGCCTCTATCTCTACATCGTCTGCCAAGCTATCGGGAAATCATGGCATGGATTCTTCGGGAGCGGTCACGAAGTGGCGTTTGGCATCACACTGACAGCCCTAATGATAATCGCGGGCAACGAGATTGCTCATCTCGTAAGCCCGTGGGCTGCCCTTTTAGTAATGGCTGCGGCGTGCCTAGCTGGGGTATTCGCCTATGAGCGGGGATCATGAACTTCCCGAACACTTCGTCCTTAAGTGGATGCGCGACTATGAGGACAAGGTCGAAAGACTGGAGGAATTGAATGCGGATGAAGTCGTCGCAGAGAGGAAGCGTAATGCCTCAGTCTTCTCGGATGTTCAGACTGAGCGAATCGAGGGTTATATTGCCAAAGCACTCGTGGCCCTTCTCGGAAGCGACGCCTTCTCTCGCGCAGTTGCTAAAGAAGTCACCTTCATCGCCTCTTCGCAGGCTCTACGTTTATGGGTGTGGGTTGCTGGGAGCTTTACTGCTGGAGCCATCTCGGTCGCGGTCGGATACTGGCTCAAGGCGCACTAAATGACACTCGGCGCTACCAATAGGGAAATGCGCGACCTGACGCAGCGCGTAGTCGCCCTCGAAGGCAAGGCCAAGTCCGCCTATCGACGCCTGCTCGCGTGGTCGATCGCTGCGGCGGTGGTGAGTTCGGCGTCGATCTGGCTGCTCGTGCGGTGATCGAACGCCGCATAGCGCAACGCAGGAAGTGGTGGAGACTTTCAATTCGAGATAGGAGAGCAGTCATGCGGCTAGTCGAAGATGCTAGAAGTGCTTGGAAGTGGCTCTCGATGTGGGGACTGGCTATAATCGCCACCACACCGCATGCTTACGAATACGCGCTTGCCGTATCTGGCGCATTGACTGGACAAGGCGTTGCGATACCGCCAGCCCTGAAGTGGACGATCACCGCGCTCGCCGTGGCTACGGCTATGGGGCGGCTCATCAAGCAGGACGCTCCTGCTCCTGCGCCGGTTGAGGCTCCGAAGGCTCCATGAGTTACTTCCTTGGAGCTATTATCTTGATGTGGATTACGTGCGGCTTGCTTTATAGATCAACTCTTGAGGGCCCGAGAGATAATTTCGGAGCAGCATTTCCGCTCTTACTTCTTGGCATCGCCATTATATCTACGCTCGTCTATGTCTGCATGGCCTTCTGGTTGCACCGCTTCCTATAATATATAAAATGGAGAAATATGAAATCGCCAACTATCATAAACGCTTTTCCTGGAGAGGCCGTAGAGCAAGCTAGACTTTGTGGTGATAATGCATCAGTTCCAACTTTGCTCTGCCCTGCGCATAATAACTGGAATCTGCCTTACAGCATAGCTTACGCTGATGCTCAAGAGAGATTAAAAACTGGAGAACAGCAGCAGCAATGCAAGAGTTGTGGTAAATGGATATGGCAAAGTGAATTCACTGACACGTCAAAAATGGGAATGACAGAGCTAGTATTCAAACATCTAATGAAGCAAAAACACTGACAGTGCGATGTTTGATCTAAAGCATAGATGGCCCTTCAATATTAACGGGCGCGTCTATCGGTTCATAATGAAGATCGCACACCACTATAACTGGCACTATGCTCCACCGATTTATCCTGAACACGATACGCAGTTATGGTGCAAATGGTGCGGATTCAGAATGACGCTTCCACGCAAGACTGGCAAAGAAATATCTCCATGATCGCCAAGCTGTGGGGCTACCTCCTGACGGTGCTGACCGCAATCGGAGCCGTCGCCGGATTCTTCTTCTACGCCAAGCGGCAGGGGAAGAAGGACGAGCAGGCCGCCGAAGTGAAGAAGTCTCTGGAACAAGCGAGGCAAGCCAATGAAATTGACACTGAAGTGCATAATCTGTCTCAGTCCGATCTTGATGCAAGGATGCGCGCTTCTCGACGCCCTCCGCCCCACTGAATGTTCCTGGTCGAAAGCGATATCAACGTCGGTTGACGACAAGTTCACGCGCATCACCGAGGAAGAGATCGAAGCGCATAACGAGAAGGTAAGGAAATTCTGCCCGTGATCGCCGACAGCCTCAAGGCAGTCCACGCGGCCATAGCCTCGCTCGGTGCGGCCTTAGACGCGCTGGCGAATGACATAGCGGCCATTCCAGCCGTTCCCGTTGTGCCGCCGGTAGTCATCCCGCCCATAGCCACCACGGCGAGCGCGACGTTCTCCAGCACGACGGCGGAGATCCCCAACCCTGAGCGCGGGCTGTCGAAGCAGTGGCAGAACCTGAGCGACCTGACGCCTGCTTGGCTGACCGCTCATCACGACGCTGGCTACCGTCTGGTGATGCACCGGCAGCTTCTGGCTCCCTACTGGAACGTCGCCACGTTGCCCCAGTCGTTCCTCGATGCGCTCAACGCCGGTGCCGCTCTGCACCGCTCCACAGGCACCAAGATCGTGATGCAGTTCAGCTACGACAATGTGGGTGGCGGCCCGGAGCCCACGCTGAGCACGATCCTCGGACATATCGCGCAGCTCAAGCCATTCTTCACGGCTAACGCGGACGTGATAACGGCTGTGCACTCCGGCTTCATCGGCACCTACGGCGAGTGGGCATTCTCGACCGAGCCCAGCGTAGGCAACCCGACGCCCTCGGCTGCGACGCGGATAGCCGTGCGTGACGCGCTCTATGCCGCCGTGCCCGCCGGCATTCAGATCGGCTTCCGATCACTGGCGGATCTGCGGACGTGGTATCCAACGCCGCTGACCGCGACTCAAGCCTTCAGCAGCATCAACCAAGCCCGGTCGGGCGTTCACAACGACTGCTTCCTCAACAACAACGACGACGCCGGGACGTACTGGGCACTTGGAGTATCGCCCACTGGCAGAACGCCAGCGGACAACATCTTCCGCGCCTACCATCAGCAAATCTCCCCCTTCACCACCACGGGCGGGGAGAACTGCGGCGACGGCCAATTCAAGGCATGCTCCGACGTGCTGACCGACGGCGCGCTCTACCACTGGCGCTATCTGCGCGATGACTGGGGCACGATCTTCCACGATGGCTGGAAGGCTCAAGGGTGTTACCCGCAGATCAAACGGTCGTTAGGGTATCGGTTCCAACTGGACGCGATCTCGCATCCAACAAACGCCGCCTCCGGAACCTCCGTAGACTTTGCCATCGACCTTCGTAACATCGGCTGGGCGAGAATGTTCAGCCCGCGCAAGCTGGTCGTGACGTTGGCGAACAAAGTGACAGGAGTTGTGATCGCAGGCAGCGCGGGCGATATGAGGTTCTGTTCATCGCAAGCAACCTACTCAACGCGCTTCGTCGTGCCCGTAGCCGTCCCGAGCGCAGGCACCTACGATGTCTACGTCAGCATGCCCGACATCTGGCCGGGGACGAAAGACAAGGCCGATTACGCCGTGCGATTCGCCAATGCCGATGACGCGGCCAAAGGCCAAGCGTGGGACGCGGCTAACTTCAGATTCAAGATGGGGACGACGCTGACGAGCGTGTGATCTCGGCGTCGATGGCGGCGTCTAATTCATCATCTCCGAATTCTGTCATCGTGTCGCCCCAGATATAAATACCGATCTCCTTTAGCCACCTATATCTCTCCGCATCCTTCTCCACCTCCGCGAGCCTCGACTGGGCGAGGGCTAATTCGCGTTCGAGTTGGCGGGCGTGACAAAATATGTCGTCAAAATCGGCTGACGAAAGCGCATCCGTTCTTGGCGTATCCGGCGTCGGCTCGGCAGTCATGGCTTGCCCTTAGAGGCTTCGGTGGCGGAGAGCATGGCGAATAGTTCACGTCTAGCTTTATCGTGAACTGAGCGCCACTCGGCTTGCCTCGCGCTTCCTTCGAGGGATAAACGACACTGGTTCATAGCATCAACCATTTCGTCTGCGAGCTTCATTCCTCGCACCATCACCATGCCCTCCGGCTGGCGCTTATATAGGGGCTTCCACCCGTCACCTTTAGGTCGCTCTCCGTCCTCGCTGTAGACAGTGACATATTCGTCGGTTATATCTCGTGTCGTGCGATACCAGCAAAACGGTTCGATAGTCTCCGGCTGGCTGCGGCGAAGCGCGGCGATGATTTGCTGCCACAACTTATCGCTAAGAGATATATTCCCGCCATTGAACTCGGTTTGTGGCAACCGTACCTCAATCTCCTCCGCCAGCTCGCGGTCATTCATCTGAGGCTCCGGGCGCGAGGGGAAGTATGGCAAGGGGAACAATTGTCCGCGTGTCATTAGGGTAATCTCGATTCCGCCGCGCCATACACTCTATGGCAGCTCCTTTGATACAAAAGATGTCATCGGTGGTTTCTCCATTCCATGTCACCATCCAAGCCATCGGCACCCAGCCCTGCCCGAGCCGCGCGAGGAGGGCGGAAAGCTCTCTGCACGCCAGTTCAATGATCTGTGCAGATTGGTCTAGGCCATCATCCCAAAGCTGGTGCCCCAAATCCATTAATCGAGTTATCGCAGGGTGCTCCGCCACGTCGGGTGCAGACACCGGGACGGCCGGGATCGTCGTAGCGGCATGATTTGCGGATGTGACACTAGTTCGGTCCATCCTTTCCGGAGCCGGTACACTCTCGCTGTCAACGGGCTGGATACCTCCGCCCGGGTCTGCACTCGGTTCGCGCTTGAGGGCGCGGATGGCTTCGGCACATTTTGTGATCCCGGCGCAGAACCATATTAGCTCTCGCGTTCCTGGATCAGCAGCACACGTTACCTCCTCACACATCTTCGCTGCCTCTTCCAGTCCCATTAAGAAACCAAGCACCTGCCCTGCATTAGCATCCCGGTGGGTCTGGAGTGCGCACACTTCATTTGTGATCGCGTTTGCCAAATCGGCGTCCATTTCCTTATGCATATTCGCAGTCGCACACCAGCCACGCGCAACGGCTCCAGCGACTTCCTCTCTCATCCTATCCACGTCGGCCTCCCTTCCTCGCCGCAGCGTGCGCGGCGCAGAGATGACCTGGCCGCAGGTTTCCCTGCTCTTTGGCGTGGGCTTGCACCACCTTGTAGTTGCTCACAGGTCGTCCTTCGCGGTCTGCGCTTCGAGTGTTTGTTTGCGCTGGTCTTTTGCGGCTGTAAGCGTTATGCGATCGTCTTTCGATAGCGTCTTCCAGAATGCCGCCAGTTGCTCCAGCGTCGTGCAGCCTGCGATCTCGACGAAGCTGTCGACGATGCGATACTCGTCCTTCGTCAACTCGGAGAAGTGAGCGCGCCCGAAGGCGATGCCGATGTACTGCTTGACGGTATCGCGGTCGAGTTTCAGTTCCGAGATCTGCGCTTCGAGGCGCTTTCGCGCGGCGTCGGTGATGACTTCTGGCGGGCGATGGTTTCCTTGATTGTCAATGCCAAGACGACTTTCCTCCACCGACAGTGCTTGCGGATCTGGCGCGGACAACTGCTTGGCCGCCGCCTTCATCCTCGCCTGCTCGCGTTTCATCGCGCTGCGCTGCTTGGAGTCGAAGTGCGTCCAAGTGTAGATAGATTGCTCGGCATTGAGACCAGCGTTCTCCATGAGATAAACGGCATCGCCTATCGAACCTTGGGCGATCCATTCCCGCATCCCTGCGACGATTTGCTCAACCTTCGCGACTTCCTCCTGCGTAAGCTGCTCCTCCACGCCAGCGGACGGAGTAATGTCCTTCTCGCGTGCAATGTCCCGGACTTCCTCTGGCACGTACATCCCGCTCGTCGCCATCGGGCAAACGGTGCGGATGCCCTCGGACACGGTGCGCGAGCGCAGCATCTGGCGCGGATACTTCTTCCACATATCGCGTCCGCCCAAGCCTGCCAGCGTAGCGCGCTTCAAATCCCACGCGATGCGGACAGACCCGCCGGAAGGATGCGAGAAAGTAGCGTCCGCTATCGTGTCGTCAAGCTTGTGCCACTCGACCTTGCCATCCTGCTCCAGGAAATCGCGGAGCATCGCTTCGGTTTTCTTCGCGGGGCGACCCTGGATAATATCGTAGTCGCGTGCCGCAAGGGCCGGGTGCCTCCCCTCGGCCTGAGCGATCAGCATGAGCGCCAGAGCCTGATCGGCAGTCTTGACGCCGAATAGACCGGACTTCGCCACAGCCTCCGCCATCGTCTGAATCTCGTGCATCGGTACGAGCGCGTTGCTCATTTTCCCTCCGGTAGTGGCGGTAAATCCATCCAATGGGTAATGCCGAACTCTTGCATTCCATAGCTAGATGAGTCATCTCCCCAAAATGTTTCAACCCACGTAATTTCTCCATTTCTTCCTCTGCCGCTAAATGGCGTGCGATACATAACGCACGGTGCCCACTCTGGGCCGAAGGCCACCACATGCTCTCCAATCTCCGGCAATCTCTCGCTCACCGGAATCCACCTCACGGCAACCTCCATCTGCAAAATTCCTCCACTTCATCCTCCGGCTCGAAGGCGAATATGCTCGAATCCCTCCAGTGATACTTCGGCCCCTGCGCTGTGGTGGCGCTGAGTTTGACGAACGTCACGCCGCCGTCCTTGAACGGCTCGTTCAGCGGCACGTCAGCGAAGGTCATTATTCGCTCCACTCATCCCACACGGCGCATGGCAGATCTAAGATCTGATCTGGCGCCTTGCTGAGATTCATCATGCTCCAATCCTTCTGCTCACGAGATGGCGAACCATAACTCATAGTTATAGCGTACTTTGAGCACGCCAATTCCCGAGCATACTCCAAAGTGTCGGCAATCGCATAAACATGAGAGCCGCCATAACTAACGCGGTACGGATCGTTCCAAATGTACAACTTCACTCTCTCCTCCCTTTCAGCGGATGACTGAACTGCGGAATCCAGTTCGGGCTGCTGAAGCGCATGACTTGCTCGCAATGCTCCGTATTGTGATTTTCGCTGGGCTTGCGCACGTAGTAAGCCGTCGTGTCGGGCCTATCTATGCAGATGCTCTTTTCGCCAGCGTGCGCGGCCATTGACCAATCATGCACAATAATCCCCCCGCACAGCCCTACCGCGCAGCCAGCGAAGAACGTGCACAGCAGCTTGTCGGCGGGGATCACGATTTCTCCCTTTCGGCTATCATCGCGTCGGCCTGTTGATACGCAATCAGCGCGAATGTTGCAGCAGAGATTGGCATATCAAACGGTTTGCCCTTATCATCACAGATCGATGCGGGCTCGCAAGTTAAATATGCTTGCAGCGCCGCCGCCGCGAAGTAGTCCCTGATGCTCATGCCGGGATTGCCGAGCTTCGCGCGCTGCTTCTCGCTCTGCGCCCGCCCCGGATCTGGGAAGGCAGGCCCGCCATCGTCTCTCACGCTCCCTCCCGCTTCACGCTCGGTCGCTCGGCCTTCGTCTGCGCGAGGCAGGATTGCATACACTCGATAAGGCCGTCGCGGATCAGCGGCGGCAGCGCGTCCTTGTGCGCGACGGCCCAGCGGAGAACCGCGTGCTGCATTTGCTGCTGACCTATCATTCTGTTGTCATGCTCGATCACGTTGTCCAGCGACTTGATAAAATCGGTGACTTCTAAGCTCATCATGCCCTCCTGTACGCAAGTGTCCACGGCAAGATTATTGGCATAGCTTGCAAGCACGGTCAAGCGTTTTCTGTGATCTGTTACGATTCAATAGCTTGCAAGTAAGCCTTGCGCGGGTCTGTTTTTTGTGTTTTCATGCGGCCATGACAGCCCCATTCCTTCCGAAGGACTTCCTCAAGAAACTGCGCAGGGAGTTTGCCGCCGCAGGCGGTCGAGCGCGACGCGATGCATTAACGTCAGAGCAACGTATCGCTATCGCACGCAAAGCTGGACGGGCGCGGGGCAAGCAGATGAGGCTCGCAGCAAGAGCGGCTAAAAGGAACGGGAGCTAGCGTGGTGAAGCGCTGGTACAACTGGTGCTCGGCAACGCATAAGCACGAAATGGCGCCAGACGATCAAGGCCACTACGTGCGGCATTCCGACTACCTCGCCCTGCAAGCCGCGCTCCGGGAGGCGCTGGACGCGTGGGAATTCAATAGCGACAGGGATTGGACGGAGAAAACGGAGCTGCGCATCGCCAAACTCCGCGCACAATTCCTCGACGAAGGAACGCCATGAAAATCTACGTCAGGCGCAGGCATATTGAGAGGGGGAGGCGCGGTGTCGGCCATGCATGCCCGATTGCGCTCGCATTCGAGGAGGTTACTGGCGAGCGTCCCGAGGTTGATGGCTACTGCATCAATACCCACGATGACAGTTTCTCATTGACGAGCAAAGCTGCGCGATTCGTAGAGCTCTTCGACTCCGGCAAGCCGGTGAAGCCATTCGCGTTCGTGCTGAAATAGGAGACATCATGTTTGTAGACACGCAGGTCAGGCCGCAGGGTGAGCAGGTAGATGCAGTCGCGCCGAGCAGGATGAAGTTGAGCGACGCTGTGAGGGAATGTGGATACAGCAAAGCAGAGAGTTTGCAGCATTGCGTCTTGGGGCGTGCTTATACAAAACTGACGGGGCGCAGCCTATTGGATGACACATACGCTCCCACGCGTTATCAATACAAGTGGCTTCCGATTGCCGCTGAGGCTTTCCGCGTACCGCTTGCGATCGTGACTGAGACGGAAGCAATGTGCTACCGAGGCGAATCGCCAGCGCAAATCGCCGACTGGCTCGAAGCGCAAGGTCTATGAGCGACCTTGTGACCCTCGACGGCATTCGCTACCGGATCACCGATCGGCAGCTCGTCCGCTACGACCTTCCCGAGACCGCCGCCGAGCGCAAGCTGCGCGGGGCCAAGCCGCAGCCGGTGGTGGCGTACACGATAGCAACGATAGAGAGGGTGCGCGATGAGTGAGGTAATTGAGGATACGCGCCGTGGAGCAGAGACAGCTCGCCAGGCTGGAAGCCCGACAGATTCGCCGTCCAGCGCGAGAAAGTTTGCCAGAGTTGCGGCGTTAGGAAGCACCTGGAGCAATTCTCCTTTAGTGGCTCACGCTGCAAGGTATGCGACAAGGCGATGCGCGACAAGTGGATCAAGACGGGAAGGCGCGCGTGAAGCCGTTGGCGATTGACCTCTATTGCGGTCTCGGCGGCTGGACTGAAGGGCTGCTCGCGGAGGGTTATGACGTGATCGGCTTCGACATTGAACGCCACGATTACGGTGCTGGGGGCTATCCTGCGCAACTTGTGCTCCAAGATGTGCTGACGCTGCACGGCTCGCAACTTAAGGATGCGGCTCTCATCGTCGCCAGTCCGCCGTGTCAGGGCTACAGTTATCGAGCAATGCCGTGGAGTCGCGCAAAGGCTCTGCCACCGCCAGACAACTCTCTCTTTGAGGCGTGCTTTCGCATCCAGCGCGAGGCAATAGAAGCCGCTGGGCATTTCATTCCGCTTGTAGTTGAGAACGTGCGCGGGGCGCAGAAGTGGATCGGGCGGGCGCGATGGAACTATGGCAGTTATTATCTGTGGGGTGATGTGCCGGCGCTGATGCCGATGGGTGGAAAGGCAAAAACTCCTGGTCGCAATATGAATTTTGGCACTACTCACAAATGGGGCACGCACAATATGGGTACGGCAGATGAAATTCATAGAGAACTCAGTGGAATTAAACAGGGCGGCGATAACGCTTCACAACCCTCTATTTCACGTTTGACTAGCTCAAAAAGCAACGCCCGCAAAGCCGCCTCTGCCATGATCGCGAAGATCCCCTTCGTTTTGGCGCGGCACATTGGAGCGGTCTGGAAACCATATGCGTAGCTTCCGCCGCTATGCCGACAAGAAAGCGCAGATCCGCGTCGCGCATATCTGGACGCATGCAATGTGGGGCGATGGCAGACCGCCGCAAGTTACGCTCCCGCCGCTGAAGCCGAAGCGGGCGAAGCGCGAGGCTGATCCGACGATACCGAGCGAGCATCAATCGCAGGCTGCGGTGATTAGCTGGTGGGCGCTCGCTTGCAACAGATACGGTCTGCCGCCTGCGAGTCTTGCGGCCATTCCGAACGGCGGCGCACGCGACATAATCACTGGCTCGCAACTGAAAGCCGAGGGCGTGCGTGCGGGTTTTCCCGACTTGATTTTGACGGTCAAGCGTGGAGAATATGGAGCGTTGTTAATAGAGATGAAAAAAGGCGGGAACTACCCGTCAGCAGCGCAGAGGGAAATTATCGCGTACCTCAATGGTGCGGGATATGACTGCGAAGTCTGCTGGAGTGCCGATGAAGCAATAGCGAAAATCACCAGTTATCTCAAGCGTTGATAGGCTGGAGAGTCTTCAAGTTATGGCAACCGACGCTGAGTTGGAGGTTCTTCGTCACTCCGTTGATCTGGTTTCTTATATTTCTCAGCATGTCCAACTAACGAAGCGCGGCAACGAATATCGTGGACTCTGTATTTTCCACGATGACCATACGCCCAGCCTCAACGTAGTTCCCAGCCGACAAATATGGAACTGTTTTTCATGTAATGAACATCTAGTCCACGGATCCGACGTATTCGGCTTCGTGCGCTCATTGTACGGCTGCACCTTCCCCGAAGCCGTGCTCAAGCTTCAGAACGGGAACGGCGCTGGCGATGCGAAGCCGATCATCCGTCCTCCGCTGAAGAAGCGCCCGCCTCATGAATTGCTGGTTCCGCCCGAAGGCTCGATGCCGGACATGGAACGCGGCGACATGGGCAAGCCGCTCAAGTATTGGACGATCACCACGCTTGACGGGCGACCGTTCATGTACGAAGCCCGATACGTCGCGCTGTCGGGGCCGACGAAGGAAACTCGGCCCTTCAGCTACGGGCGCTACTCGCCTTCCGATCCGCCGCGCTGGGAGTGCCGCTGGCCGGAGAAGGATCGGCCCTTCTACGGCCTGGATCAGCTCGGAGCGCGCCCGAACGATCAGGTCATGATCCACGAGGCGGCGAAGAAGGCCGAGGCTGCGGCGGAGCTATTCCCGCGCTTGGTGCATCTGGGCTTCGTCGGCGGCTGCAACGCGGTGGCGAATACGGACTTGAGCGTGCTGAAGGGCAGGCGGCTGGTGATGCTGCCGGACAATGACCGAGTGGGCGTCGAGGCCATGCAGGGTCTGTGCAGGCTCGCTATGGCGATCGGGGCGAAGCAGGTTAGTATGATCGACCCCAGCACGCAGCCGGACGGCTCACCATCGCCCGAGGGCTGGGATGTCGCCGATGCCACCGACTGGACTCCCGTCATTGCCCTCGCGTGGGCGAAGGCGAGGAAGAAGGACCCTCAAAATATTCCAAGAAATATTCCAAATGCTGCGCCGCAGGTTCCGGACGGAACCGACACGAGGAGGCGAACCGACACGCGCCCTGCGGATTCTGCTGGCGCAGCTCCCAACGCGGCCCCTGAGCCCGGCCCGGTAAACCCCTCCGTCGCGCCCGCGACACCGGAACCGGCTCAGGAGGCTGCTCCAGACAAGTCAGAACGCGCCCAGCCGCATCCGAAGGGCAACGGCGGCGCAATGCCATTAGTCACCGCCCAGCCGCTCACTTGGGACGGCCTGAACCTCATTCTAGGCAGCAAGGGCGAGATCAAGGCCTGCGAGCACAACGCGAAGGAACTGATGGCCGGCGCCAAGCAGTATGACTGTCTACATTTCGACAAATTCCTCTACCGCACCCGTCTTGGCGAGCGCGACTGGTCCGATGCCGATGACCGGGACGCTGTGGTGTGGCTGCAGTCGGCACACCGGGTATCGGGCTTCACCCTGAACCAGGCCCGCACTGCAGCGATGGCGCTAGCCCATGCGAGGCAGCACGATTCGCTTTTCGAGTTCGTGATGGGGCTGCCAGAGTGGGACGGAGTGCCTCGGATCGAGACGGCCTTCATTGAGGCTTGGGGCACGCCTGACACTTTGCTGACGCGGGCCGCGAGCCGCAACTTTTTCATCGCCCTACACGCGAGGGCGGTCAAGCCGGGGGCGCAGGTTGATAACCTTTGGGCTATCGAGGGGCCGCAGGGGAAGCTTAAGTCGGCTTCTTTACGCGCGCTGGGTGAGCACTTCCACGCGGAGATCACGGCGCAGATAGGAACCGCTGACTTCCTCCGGGAGCTGCGCGGAATATGGATCGCCGAGCTGTCTGAGCTCGATTCACTGCGTGGACGTGAGGCTTCGACAGTGAAGCGCTTACTCTCAGCGCCTTCGGATCGCTTTGTAGAGAAGTTCGAGAAGCACGCCACGGCCTATCCACGGCGCGCGGTGGCGGTGGCCACCACGAACGAAGCCACCTACTGGCAGGACTCAACCGGTGCACGCCGCCTCATCCCTGTTTCGGTGCGCGATATCCGCCTGGATCTGATCGTCGCGAACCGCCTGCACTGGTTTGCCGAGGCGCGCCACGCCTATCAGACCGGAGCCGAGTGGTGGAGATTCCCCGACAGCGCGGCCCTAGAGCAAGAAGAGCGGCAGGCCGTAGATCCGTGGGAGGATACACTCAAAGACGCCATCCAGAACGGGCAGCAGGACCAGGATGGCTATGCGCGACCGTGGCCGACTGGCTGGGTGGCTTCGGCCATCATCTTACGCGACTGGCTGCGGGTGGCGCCCTCGATGCAGGGCAAGGCATCCAGTTCGCGACTGGGGCACGTCATGCGACGGCTGGGATTCGAGCCGAGGCGCAACAATACCGGGGAAGAGCGCGGCTGGGCTCCTATCGGCTGGCGTTGGGGCGACGATGAACCAAACGAGCTGCCCAGCGAGCCCAGCGACAAATAGGGTCGAGCAGCCGCCACGCGAGCCAATACGCGCTCAAGCGCAGCAGCCTCACGCGCCCCTCACCTTCGAGAGCGCGGCGCGGGCAGCTTGGGCGATCTGACTGTTCTGCGTGCCGCCAGGAAGTTTACCTTGTGCAATGGCCAAATCGAAGGCATTCGTTAGGGACAATAGCGCCTCCACCAGTTCTTTCTCGCGCGCCCGGAGCTGGTCGATTAGCTGAAGGTGATCGCGCAGGCCAGCTCCAGCCATTTCCACCGCATCATCAGGGACGCCTTCTAGGGCGTTGACGCAGGCCACGATCCGGCGGGCGTTAATGACGTGCAAAGGAAGCGTCCCAGGCCACCAAAGTGAGAATGTTTTGCCTATTTCAACTGAGCTCTGCCCGCAGATGCTGGAAAAGCCTTCTCCGCCGCCAGTATTCCCGATTGAAAAACCATTACCTCCGCCGCCGTTGATGCTCCACGGCCCCTTCGTATGCTCGCCCGCGCGGGGCTTCACGTTAGCGGGTGGTTCTATTCCTGTGGGGTTGAGTGCCATTTTGTCCTCGAAGCTCAATTCGTGTTTAGCTGGCATCGTCATCTCCTGTCGGTCGAGCGGGTTAGGCGCAGCACGCTACGCCGCGCGTGTAGTTGTGATCTGGCAGCGGCTCGTTGCTCACGTACAGAGCGCAGCCGCGCGGATCGGTCTGGTGGTAGAAGTGCAGGCCGTGCGCATCGCATATCGCCTTGACGCGGCGCAGGGCTCCGGCTTCGCGGTCAGCCACACGGTAGCGGCGCATCTCGCCCTTGTACGGGTAGACACACTTGTAGGGAACGCCGGTCTGTTCGTCGCGCTCGATTGCCCAAGAGCAGTGATCGTTCCCGTCGCCGCACTCCATCTCGCCCCACCGCTGCAGCGTCAGTTCAGCGCGCCGCAGCGTGTTCGCCTCATCGAAGCTCAACGAGATACCGCGAGCGCCCAGTTGCTGCATGAGTCCGTAGGTTGCTTGTCTGGCTGTCATGGTGATGCCTCCTTGCTGTTATCTTCCATCCCCGGGAGCGCCGGGTGCGCTTTTAGCCTTTGCCGCGAGTTTGCGTATTACGTACCAGTTGATCGACTGCGAGTTAAACCCGCCGGTCAATTCCCTTGTGGTCGCGCTGAATATCGTCGCGCCTTGCTTGGGCTGCTCCGCGCGGATGGCCTCAAGCTTCGCGCGGCAGTCAACTGGGCTAAGGTGCCGAATCTTTTGTCCGAGTGTTGCGCGCCAGTTCATGATCCCTCCGTTGTTGGAATGCTAGGGCTGCGGCCACTTGCAGCCGTTGTCTTCCCAAATACCCTCATCGCGCTTTTGCTGCAAAGCCTCCTCCCGCATCGCCACCGCATCCTTGCCGGCGGCCAGCATGCGCGTCCAATAGTCCGGAGCGGTGCGGTCTGACCCGACGTTCTCAGCATCCACGCAAGGATCTGAAAGCGGCTCGCTCCGTACCCAGTCGTAGTATTGTTGCTCGGTGATCTGTTTGGTCATGGTGAGCTAGTACACGCAAGCACCGTGCCACCACCCTCACCCAGTAGCGCATTGCACCGCAGCACACCAAACTGACGCCCAGCGTCACTTCTGGACGCAATTTGCGGCTCGCACACCATGACACAGACACCTAGACAGCCAACAAACAGCGAGGTGTCAGAGGAGGTGTCAGCCTATGATTCTGACTCCTCTGACACCTATATATATATATATCCATATATACTACGCACGCATCACGCGCATGTATGTCTACGGCAAACCCTCTTTTTAGGTGGCGGAGGTGTCAGTAGCGCTGATTCGCGTGCTAGATCATGGGCTTGGAACCTGACACCTCACGAAAAGCAGGTGTCAGTAGCCTATTTTAGGTGTCGGGAAGGCTTCGGAAGCGATGTCAGCGGCTCCGATCCAGTCCTCGCCCTGTGCGCAAGTCGGGGGATAACCTGTGCACGTCAGGCTGACAATGGGCGATCTAGGGAAATAATGTCAGGCTTGGAGGCTAAGCCGCTGATTGCGTGCGCATATCATGCTCGTTTGTCGCATACGTGTATTGTGTTAAATGGCAAAGATGCTCAGCGATGGTGCAAAACGATGATCTAGAGCCAATGCGCCAGGCGAAAGCATGCTTGATCAGAACTCGCAAGACAATCGCAGCCGGAGGCTCGGCTGGCGGGCGGCTATGGCACTCCACCCCTCTCCGCTTTGCTTTTGTTTTTCCAAAAATTTGACATTTCCATGTAACGGGAGTAAGTGATGGCATGCCTTATGAACTAGGCCCTGGGATGCCTTTGCGGATGGAGCCGAGCGTTGGTTCCGGTGGTGAGCCGCTGGGGCTTCGGATGGACTCTGGGTTGGGCGGGCAGAATGCACCGTCGATACCCCCTGCGTGGTTTCTGATGCTGGAGGAATACCTGCGAAGGCACGGGAGCGGAGGGGTGGCTGATCGCGCTCCGGTTGCGCCTCCGATTGGGGTGCCGAGCGGGATGGTTGGGGTACGGGGATGATGCCATGACCCAGGAGGTGCAGGGTGATCGGATTGCGCGGCTGGTGGCGTGGCAGGACGCGGTACAGACGGACGAGGGGCGTGAGGAGTTTTTGCAGAAGTGTTCGAAAGCGCGGTCGGTGGATGCGGTGTGTACGGAGATGGATCTGCCGAGGGACAGGGTAGTGGCGTTTCTGGCGATGCATGCGGAGCTAGATGGGGCGGCGAAGCGGGCGCTGGAGTCGTATGCACATGCGCGGATGAGCGAGATTATCGAGATTGTGGACCGGGACTCGCCGTATGTGCAGCGGGACCGGTTGCGTATGAATGGGCGGGCGCTGCTCGCGCAGTTCTACGCTCCGAGGACGTATGCTCCGAGGCAAGAGGTGACGCACGAGCTGGGGCAGAGCTTTACGGAGGCGCTCTTGGAGATCAGCCGGAGAAGGATGCTGGAGAGGCCGATAGAGACACAGCCAACGGCGCGGGTGATTGATGTAACGCCGGAGCAGGCTGATGAGGGGGAAATTTGACTGCATACAGTAAAATTTGCGCGCTATGTAAAAAACAAAAACATTTATCTGAATTTCATAATCACCCATACTCCAAAGATCTAAAACAATGTCGGTGTAAGGAGTGCGCGTGCGGAGTGGCTAGGCTTTACTACAGAAAGAATAAGGGAAGGTGCGCGTTGAATATGGTCCGCTGGAGAACAGACAACCCAGTTAAGAACGCCGGTTACAAGAGACTCTGGAAGAAGAAAAACCGGTCAAAGTTAAACGCGTCTTTGTGGAAGTATCGTGCTGCAAAATTACGCGCGAACGTGAATTGGGCCAATGAATTCTTCATTAGAGAAATTTATGACTTAGCTCAACTTCGCTCGAAAGCTACTGGAATCAAATGGCATGTAGACCACATAGTTCCATTAAAGTCAAAGATAGTATGCGGCCTTCATGTGGAGAATAATCTCCAAGTTATACCGGCTATCGCGAACGTTCTCAAAAGCAATAAGAGTTGGCCCCATATGCCCGGAGCCATCTAGTGCCTGACCACGCTGCGCTGAGCCCGGAACTGAAGGCGCTCATCGCTGGGTGGTATTCCGACCCGGATCAGTTCGACCGCGACGTATGGTCATCGCCCGGCGATGCTCCGGAGAAGTGGCAGAGCGAGGCGTCGCGGTTGGTCGCATCTAACGACAGGGTGGCGATCCGGTCGGGGCACGGTGTGGGCAAGACCGCGTGGCTTGCGCGGCGCATTATATGGTGGGGCTCGACCCGCTACCCGTGGAAGGTAGGGGTGACGGCACCGTCGAGCAGTCAGATGTACGACGCCCTGTGGTCGGAGCTGGCGAAGTGGCACTCCAAGATGCCGCCGGGGTTAAGAGCGTGCTTCGAGTGGAAGACCGAGCGGTTCGAGTGGGCGGAGGAGCCGCATGTGTCCTTCGCCTCGGCCAAGACCGCCCGCCGGGAGACCCCGGAAGCTTTAGCCGGGCTGCACTCGGAGAACATGCTTTTCGTCATCGACGAGGCTCCTGGGGTGGATGACATCATTTTCGAGACAGCGCGGGGCGCGATGAGCACCCTCGGGGCGCAGACCATCATGACCGGGAACCCGACCCGCCTGTCGGGGTACTTCTTCGAGGCGTTCCACAAGAATCGCAAACACTGGGCGACGATGAAGGTCGCCTGCTTTGACTCCACCCGTACCAACTGGAAGGAGATCGAGCAATGGAAGGAAGAATATGGTGAGGATTCAAATTTCTTCCGCGTCAGAGCGCTGGGAGAATTTCCCGATTCGGAAGACGGGGTCATTATCCCTCTGTATCTCGTGGAGGCCGCTGTCAAGCGGGACGTGGAGCAGGTTCCGAGTGAGGAAGTCTGGGGACTGGACGTGTCTGGAGCTGGGTCCGATCAGTGTGCTCTGGCTAAAAGGCGTGGAAACATAATGCCCGAGGCCATTCGGGTCTGGAAGTCAGACGATACGATGGTGACGGTCGGCAAGGTCATGGCCGAGTATCAGGCGGCGAAGGTGAAACCGGCGCAGATCTGCGTGGATTCGAACGGCATCGGGGCCGGGGTCGCCCACCGCCTCTCGGAGCTACAGATTCCCGTCCAGTGCATCAACGTGAGCGAGTCGCACTCATCCAACGACCGCTACCTTCGCATGCGGGACGAGATGTGGGAGCGGGCCCGCGACTGGTTCTACGCGAAGGACTGCAAAATTCAGGACGACGCCGCCTTCATCGGCGAGATCACCCGCATCAAGTGGGGACTGACATCGAACGGCAAGATGACGGTGATGAAGAAATACGACATGAAACTCGCCCCGCCTCGCGGGATCGGCAAGTCCCCTGACCGCTCGGAAGCGTTCTGCTTCACCTTTATGGCCGGAGCGGGCATCATCGGCAAGGCGAAACCGATCAAGTACAGGAGCATGGGCTATGCGTGACAGCGAGCGGGCCTACGAGATCGTGCAGAAGCTTAAGGAAATCTGCCGCGAGGCGCAGTCGCCAGAGGAAGCGGTCGAGAAGGCTGCCGAACTGGGTTGCGACCGGGAGTTGCTGGAACAACTCTCATCCTACCGGGCGCGCTTCCATGCCCAGTAAAACACCCAAGCAGGCGCGCTTCATGGCGGCGGTCGCGCACAACCCGCAATTCGCCCGCAAGGTCGGTGTGCCGCAGTCCGTGGGCGAGGACTTCAACGCCGCCGACGAAGCCGCCGGCCCGCTCTCCAAACTGATGTCCAACCCGAAGCGCCGCAAAAAGCGCATAATCGGCCCGCTTTCGAACGGACCCGCGTAAAGGCAAAGGAACCGCTATGTCGCAAAGTCTTCAAGGCATTACCCCGGTTATCCAGGGACCGTTCGAATACGAAACGGTCGCCGTGTCGCAAACCGGGCAGGTGCTGGGTGTCACAGGAGGGGCGGGCGATTACCTTGAGTCCCTTGTGTTGCAGAACATCACCGTTGCCACCGCTTCCGTAACTCTGCTGGACGGCACGACTTCGATCGTCCTGCAGACTGGCGCGGCGGCGCTTCCAACTGGCGTGGTCACGATCCCGCTCAAGCTGCGGTCAGTTAACGGCGCATGGAGCATCACCACAGGCGCGGGTGCTACGGTTATCGCCATCGGCAAGTTCACATAGGAGAGAGTTATGTTCAACGGGAAAATGAAATCCAGTCTCACCGGGTACGTTACCGGAGTGGGCCGCGCCGTGGGCAATCTGCAAAAGCCCAAGACGGCCTACATGATGCCGCCCAAAAACTCACAGAACCGCGAGGGCAATGGAACGGTCAAGAAAACCGCTCCTGTGACGCCAAAGCCCGCCACCGCACTGCCGACACCGCGTGGGCGCAAGAGCCTCAAAAGCTTCGGACGCTTGGGGACGACATGAACTCAGGGAACGAAAAGATTCTCGCAGACTACCTGCAGCGGCACGAGGGAGACATCGCCGCCGGGATAGACGACTTTGCCGACCTACGCGGCATTTTTATCGAAGTGTTCAACCGCAAGCCGGACGCCAAGATAGAAGACCAAACTGTTCCAGGCTTCGCCGCCAGCGCCTTGTTTCGGGGATTTAAATGAGCATCGCCACAGACGCCAAAGTGCGCGAGCTTGAAAAGCGCGTGATCGAACTCGAAAAAACGATCAGCGAGCAAGGGGGGCGAATTATTATGCTTGAAATGGGAACGTCACCATCTGAGCGTCGTAAGGTCGCAGAAAAAATAATGACCAAAGCGAGAGAACTGACCGACATCTGATGGCCGATACCGATACCTCCATCGTCGATGACGAAAGCCTGCCCGCGATCATCGAGGGTGAGGTCGCCAACGCCATCGGTCACTGGGATGGCTTGCTCGCAGCCGAACGCAAGATCGAGCTTGACTACTACAACGGTCGCCCGTTCGGGAACGAAGTCGAGGGCGAGTCGCAGGTTGTCTCAACAGACGTAGCCGATACGATCGAGGGCATCCTTCCGTCAATTCTTCGTATCTTCACCGCCTCTGACGATGCCGTGCGTTTCGATGCCAACGGCCCGGAAGATGAAAAAGTCGCGCAGCAGATGTCCGACGTGTGCAATTACGTCTTCTACCGGCAGAATAACGGTTTTCTCGTCCTCTACGAATGGTTCAAGGACGCGCTGATCCAGAAAAACGGCATCGTCAAATACTGGTGGGAGGACAAGCAGACCGTTTCACGTGAAACGTATCATGGGCTGACCGAAGGCCAGTACCTGATGATGAAGCAGCAGCCCGAGATGGAAATTGTCGAAGAAAACGCCTACGACGATCCCGCCGCCGCCCAGCAAAAGCAGTTCCTGACAGACCAGATCACGCAGACCATTCCCGCCAAGATGCGCGGGCAGGCGCTGGCACAACTAAACGCGCAAAAACTGCCACAGCTCTACGACTGTACGCTCAAGATCACTAAGGACGCTTCGAAGTGCTGCATCCAGGCGATACCGCCGGAGGAATTCGGCATCTCAGCCAAGCACAACTGCGTGTCGATACAGGATGCGCCGTTCTGCTATCACCGCTCCAAGCAAACCATCTCGCAACTGCGCGAAGCCGGATGCCCGGAAGAGGTAATCGCCGACATCGCGCAGGATAGCGAGGCCGATACGAGTCCAGAGTCGATGGCGCGCGACCGCTTCCTCGTAGACCAGACGCAGCGCGACAACCGCGCGACCGATCCGTCCATGCGCGACATCTGGGTGACGGAGTGCTTCATTCGCATCGACTACGACCACGACGGGGTAGCCGAACTGCGCCACATCATCATGCCGGGTCGAACCATCTGGATCAACGAGGAAACAGAACATATCAATTTCGCCGCTATCACCCCGGTCATAATGCCGCACCGCTGGGTTGGGCGCTCGGTGTCCGAACTCGTCGCCGACATCCAGTTCACCAAGTCCGTCATCTGGCGGCAGATGCTGAATAATCTCTACCTCACGAATAACCCGCGCAAGGCGGTGCTTTCTAGCGCCGGTGGAATCGTGCAGGCGAACTTGGACGATCTCCTGACCTCTCGCCCCGGCGGAATTGTCAGGGAATACTCCCCGAACGCCGTGCGAGACCTTGAAACACCCTTCGTCGCCAATGCCTCCTTCCCGATGCTCGAATACATGGACGGGATCAAGGAAAACCGCACGGGTGTCACGCGCTACAACCAGGGTACGGACGCCAACTCGCTCAACAAGACCGCTCGCGGTATCAACGCCATCATGTCCGCTGGGCAGCAGAGAATCGACTTGATCGCCCGCATCTTCGCCGAGACCGGAGTGAAAGACTTGTTTCGCGGCATCGCCTACATGCTATCCAAGTATTCGAGCAAGGCGATGACGGTAAAATTGCGTAATAGCTGGGTGGACGTAGACCCACGCGAGTGGAAAACGCAGTTCAACACGATCATCAACGTCGGCTTGGGCACCGGGAACCGCGATGTCCAACTCCAGCACCTCTCCGCGCTGCACGAGTCGCAGATCGCCCTTATGAAAGAGGGTCGCGGCTACATGGTGACGGACGAAAACCTATTCAATCTCTACACGAAGATGTCTGAAGCGATGGGCTTCAAGCATCCCGAGCTATTCGTTACCGACCCGCGCCAGATCCCGCCGCAAGCGAAGCAGCAGCCCCCCGACCCTGCGGCCATGAAGGTGCAGGCCGACGCTCAAGAGGGCCAAGCGAAACTCCAATTCGGCGCTCAAAAAGAGCAACTGAACGCCCAAACTCTGACGCAACTAGAGCAGATCAAGGCCAATGCGCTCCTGCGCGCCAACGCAGCGGACAATCAGACGAAAAAAGAAATCGCCGCGATGCAACTGCAGCATCAGGCGCAGATCGAGGTGTTCAAGCAGCATGCTGGTCTCAATACCGACTTCGAGAAGTGGAAAGCCGAACTCGATAACGCAACGAAGGTGCTGGTCGCGCAGATCTCGGCGAAAGCCGCGCTCGACACGACCGCGATGCAGGCCGAAGCCGCCGCCGACAAGGTTGTCGCGCGCACTGAAGCGCCCCTTAAGGAACAAATCTCTAATCAGAGTCAGCAGGTAGTGGATCAGATCGGCGGAATCAGCAAGATTCTCGACAATCTCTCCAAACTTCACGCCACGCAGATCCAGATTCACCAGGAGGCGAAGAAAAACGCCGGGGCACCCAAAAAACTCAGCCTAGAGAATATCCAGGTCGGCAAAGACGGGATAATCTCGGGAGCCACGGTAAAGTCGAGCTGAAATGCCAGCGACGGTATCCCATGCGTTGTCGATGACAACGCCCAATGATGCCGCCTTCGAGAATCAGCCGCAGCACTGGAATTCATCGCACCTCGTCACATTCAATGCCGTCGGGTCTGAAATATCCGGCGGATTCGCCAATGCGGGTGGTGTTACCTTTGGCTATGACGGCACGAACGTAACAGCCGTCGCCCCAGCGGGCGCTCCAAGTCCGATCAATTTCTCTGCCGGGACGACCTCAAGCAATATAGGCTCGGTTGTCTTTAGTAACTCAAACGGTGTCAGCTTTGGCCTGAACGGCAGCACCATCACCGGGACGGTAGCGACGAACTATCAGAGTCAAGGGGCGTACCTCACGACGGCAGCCCTATCCGGGGATACGACAAAGTATGCGGGCGTAGGCGAAACCGTAGGAACCGTTGCAGGTACGGATGTCGCCATTACGATGAATACGGACGGGTTGAGCCTTCTCTACCCGAAATACATCACGACCGCGATGGCCTCGAATAGGGGCAGCGATTTTGTGCAGGCTACGGCGGCATTTGCCGGAACGAGCGCCTCCGGGACGATTGCGAGCAACGGCATCTCGGTTAGCATCGGGCCGTATATCACCACGGGAGCATTAAGCAATCACTCGCACGGCGTGACCGCAGCCAATGGTGGCTTCAACTTCCAGACGCTTTCGTTCTCGAATGCAAACGGCATCAGCTTTGGCACGAGCGCCGGCTCTGCGATCACCGGAAGCCACAATGCGATTACCACTGGACGGGCTTCGACCGACGCCATCGGCCTAAACACCGCGCAGTCGAATGTCACGTGGACGGTCAATTCTAGCGGCTTGAGCCTCGATGCTCGCGGGTATGCCGGGACTGGCACTTCCGCCACGAATGCCTCGATCACGCTCAATAGTGTCGGGCTTGCGATCTCGGTCGCAGCGCCCGGTGCTGGCGTGGCGGCGGGTGTAAGTAATACGGGTAACACGCTCGGGAATACCGGGACAGTCTCATCCGGGACGCTCGTATTTGCCGCGTCTGGCGGCATCACCGCGAGCGAATCGACAGCAGCCGGTCAGTCCACCATCTGGTACTCAGCGCCCGCGACCTCCAGCATCGTCGGAACGAGCGGCCTGAGTATTTCAACGGCTGGCAGCACGATTTCAGCCCTGCCCGTAGCCTTGAGCGTATGGGACCCCTACCCGATCATCACCGGGACGGCTGTTTCGAGTCATGCGCCAGCGTCGTTTTGGTTCAGCAAGATGATCCTCAACTGGCCGGTGGTGATGAGCTACGCAAACGTGCTGAAATCCTTGAGCGTAGGCGCGCCGGGGATGAGTTCGCAGAACTCCTCGCTCACGAACAAGTTTTCCTACTCGCACGGTCTCACGCTATTCACGCGCAACGGGTTTGGCGCCAATTCCAGTCAGATGAGCCAGTGGACGACAGCGAGCTTCGGCATGACAGGCTCACTGTCGCAGTCCTCAAGCTCCGCAAGCGTCGCGTTGAGCTGGGTGACGAATAGCACGGGCGGCACCACATCGTTTAGCACGACGAGCGGGTCGAATCTGTGGACGAATTTCTTCACCGGAATGCAGATGTTCCGCATTCCGCTCGTGACGACGCTGACACCGGGCGAGTATTTCATCGGGCAGGCACATTCGAGCACGACAGCGACGGTGGGCAGCAACTTCACGCTCTTTAGCGTGAGTAACCTGCATATCGCGCCGCAGTCGAACACATTTGCAACGATCACGAGCAGCGGTTCACTGGCCTTCAGCAGTCCAGAGGGTCACGGGGTGGGAGTGGCTTCAGCTGTCACAACCAATAATACGATGGCGATGTCTGTGATTTCAGCTGGGACACAGAACTGGTGGTACATGAACTTCAGCAACACTTAACATGATAACTATAAAGCCTAGGAACTATCATGCCTACTTGTGTTCATTTGAATTCCATAGACGGATGTCTCCCGACTTATGATGCAACGCCGACGCAAATTCTCGCAGTGCCGTGCTTCGAACCGTATGTCACCATGCGCGTTGAAGTGCAGATTATTGCGAGAAGCATGAATAACGTCGATGCCAAAACATGGCAGCAGCTGTTGCTGATCGACAAGACATCGGGCGCGACGCCTACGCAGGCTGCAAATATCAGTCTCATGAACCCCGCCGGGACGCTTGGCGCTGCCGCGTGGACGTTCAGCGTGACGTTCGACGCGAACCACGTCTTCCTCAATGTCATCGGGCAGGCCGCTTCGACGATCAACTGGATGGCTTCTGCCTGGGGCATGCAGGTTATGGGAGACTGATTGGCTCAACCAGTCATCGTTCAAACGAGCGCTCGCCAACGGTATCTCAACGTTGGCGGAGACTCTGTGTTCGGCAGCAATGTCGCGTCAGGGAATACATCCATTGTCCTTTGTGGCACACATGACCGTTCCAACGCTACGGTTCCGACGGATACCCTCGGTACGGTTTATGTGCTGGACGGCTCTTATTTGGAAACGACATTCAGCGGATGGGCCATTGCTGTTTATCGAGGCGTATTCGGTTCAAGTGGGGCCAACACTGTCACTGTGCCGCGCGCTTCAGCCACTGAAATTAATGTTGTCTGCCACGAACTGAGTTCGATGGCTGCGTCGCCTCTGGACATAACTCCAACTACCACTGGGACGACTGCAAGCAATTGGGGAACTGCATCGGATACAGTTACTTCCACTGGCACGCTCTCCCAAGCCGATGAGATTGTCTATACCCTTGCAATGGGTCGTTGTGATCAGACCATTGCAACTGGCTTTGCTACGCTCCCACCTCCGAGCGGATTTACGTCGATTGGAACGGCGTATTTAGGAGATGGCACTACGACCGGCTCTCCTTGTCATTTCGCCTATAAACTCGTGTCTGCAACAACGGCCGTCGCCCCTGTGTGGGCTGCCACAGAAACGCAGACCAGTCTACAACCATTCGCCGCTATGGCGACGATCACTTACAAAGGATTGGCTACTTCGGGGAATATCGCATGGATCAAAGCGTAGGAAGGCACAATCAGGATATACAGAAGTCCACCGCCCGCATCATCGAAGGCGGTTCGTGGAAGCGCCAGCGGGTGGTCATGCTCATCCCAGCGGGCGAGATGATCCCGACGAAGGTGTATCTGAACCATTGCTCGCTCATCTTCCCGCCGAATCAGCCCGCATACAGGCTTGCGACCGAAGATATGGAAGTAGGCGAGGCGTTCAGTACCTCAATTCAAGGGATACTGGATCATCCAGAGTTCAGCAAGTGGGAATTCCTGCTTACGATCGAGCACGACAACCTCGCCCCGAGCGACGGCATCGTCAAGCTCATCAAGCGCATGGAAGCGCATCCTGAATTCTCGGCTATCGGCGGACTCTACTGGACGAAGGGCGAGGGTGGGGTGCCGCAGATTTGGGGAGACCCGAAAGATCCGCTCGTCAATTACCGCCCGCAACCGCCCGATCCGAGCGGAGGCTTAGTCGAGTGCTGCGCGACCGGCATGGGCTTCACGCTCTGGCGACTCAAGATGTTCAAGGACGCACGCCTTCGCAAGCCGTGGTTCAAGACAGTCGCAGATCACACAGGCGTCGGCACCCAAGACCTGCACGCTTGGAGTGACTTCAGGAAATACGGATACCGCTGCGCGATTGATTGCTCATGCCTTGTCGGGCATTACGACCATGCCGGGGTCTTTGGTCCGGCAAAAACTGTTTGGTAAAGGACACCATATGTTCAAACGTGGCGATTTGGTAAAGCACAAGATAGGGAAAGACACCTGGATGGTAGAAGAGGTGAAGGAAGAGAAATCATGGCCTTGGAGTAAGCCGCGCACGATAGTTACCGTTCTGCACAGGATTCCCAATGGTAGCGGACTCGATTATGGAAATAGTGGGCGCTACGCTCCTGATGAATTAGTCCCCGCATGAAACGCAAACTCAAGCCCGTTGAAATCGCCGCGCCTTTGCGCTTGGACCTCGGCTGCGGGAAAAATAAGCAGCCCGGCTTCATCGGAGTCGATGTTATCAAGTTCGACGGCGTGGATACGGCGCTAGATCTTGCTAAACCGTGGCCGTGGGCCAATGACTCCGTAGAGCAGGTTCACAGCTCCCACTTCCTTGAACATCTCGGAAGCGAACAGCGAATTCACTTTTTCAATGAACTTTGGCGCGTTCTACGCAAGGACGCAAAGGCCACGATCATCACTCCGCACTGGCGTTCCGGGCGTGCTTATGGAGACCTGACGCACCAGTGGCCTCCGGTGGTCGAATTCTTCTGGTATTACCTCGACAAAAACTGGCGCGCTGCCAATGCGCCTCACTTGGCTCTGAACTGCGATTTCGCATGCAGTTGGGGCTACAACATCGCGGCACCGTGGACATCTAGGAACCAGGAAGTGCAGGGGTTCGCGCTGAATCACTATTCCGAAGTCGCGCAGGACATGATTACGACCGCGACAAAACGTGGCTAATTTCGCCTATCAGGTAACGAATTTCGCCTATCAAGGCGCGGGCAAGTTCGCCTATCAAGGATCGACGGATGCTGTTTCTACTCCGCCGGGCGTCAAGCATCACAGACCTCCGGTCATTCGCTTCAGAGAATTCGAGAAGCGCGAGGACATCGCTGCATTTCTCAAGGCGCAGCTCAAACTGCGGCACCCAGCTTCCGCTTTCGAGATTGAAGTCGAGCCTGCGCTGGTTGAATCTCAGCGCGAAGCGCGGGCAGAACGCGAGGCTGAAATGCGAGCGAACGCACAGCAGGCCGAACGCGAGAGTTTGATTTTACGAGAAAAAGAGCGTACAAGGCGCATTACGGACACCAACAATGCCATTTTGTCAATCCTCTTAGCGAGCTACGAAGACGATGAGTCCTGAACAAGAATTGCAGCGCGCCGAGCAAGCCCGTCAGGTGATGGAAACTCCGCTCGTCAGGGAAACGCTTGAATTGATGGAGCGCGAGATCGTCGAGGCATGGATCGCCTGCCCCGCGCGCGATACCGAAGGCCGGGATTGGCTCTGGCGGCAAATTGTATCCACCCGCAAGTTCAAAGACACGCTGCGCGGCGTCATGGAGTCAGGCAAGCTCGCGCAGGCACGGTTGAAAGAGAAGCAAACGCTCGCCGAGCGTGCGCTTAACTTAGTCAGACTATAGGAGAATAGAAAATGCCAGACGCAGGCCAAGCGGCAGCACCCGCAGCCACGGACATCGTACAAAGCATTCAAGCGAAATTGAATCTGGAGCAGCCGACAGAGCCACAGGCTACCGCTCCAGCAACACCCGCTGAAGGCGAACCTCAACCGGTGCAGGAGCCGGAAGCGACGCCCGAGGCACCAAAGGTCGAAGGGGAAGACGCGCCTAAAGAGGACGCTCCGGTGGCGACCGAAATCCCACTCGACCAGTTAGAAGCCATCGCCCTCGAAGTCACCGTAAAGGGCGAGGACGGCAAGGATGTAGTCGAGAAGCCTACCGTAAAGGAGCTTCGTGAGGGCTACATGCGGCAGAAGGATTACAGCAGGAAGACGGCGGAAGTCGCCAGGCAGCGCGAGGAAGTGGGCAATCAAGTGCGCCAGGCCGTAGATGGTGAACGAAGCCAGTATGCGAAACAACTCCAGGAACTGCAAAACGTCCTTTTGGAGACCGTAGCCCCGGACTTGAAGGACGTGAACTGGAACGATCTGGCGAAGAACGACCCATTCAAGTATGTGGAACTTCGCAATCGCGCCGATCAGATTACAAGCACGCTCTCGAAGATCCAGCAGCAACAGACGGAATTGACCGCCAAGCAGCAGACCGAGCAAAAGGAGGCGAATCTCAAAGTCGCCGCCAAGACGCTCGAAAAACTGTCAGCGGAGATCCCCGGCTGGAGCCCCACTTTGTATCAATCGTTGCTCAAGTCCGGCGAAGCGGTCGGATACAAGCACGAAGAAGTGGCGAATTGGATCGACGATAGAGCCATCAGACTGCTACACAAAGCCTACCTGTATGACCAATTGAAGTCTGACAAACCCGCTGCGGACAAGAAAGTTGTCGTCGCACCTAAGGTTGTGAAACCAGGAGCGGCAAGCACGGCGACGCAGGCTCAGTCTCGTTACGGAGAGGCGATGAAGCGGTTGGGAAATTCCGGCCGAATTGAGGATGCAGCGGACGCAATCCGCGCCAAACTCGGCCTTTAGCAGGAGAGTGTTATGGCAGTACCAGCAGGAGCGTTTCAGACGTTCCAAAGCATAGGCAACAGGGAAGACCTCGAAGACGAGATATACCAAATCTCGCCCGTCGAGACCCCCTTCCTCACGATGGCGAAGCGCACGGAAGCGACAGCCGTCTTCCACGAATGGCAAACGGACGCGCTGGCAACAGCGGCAGCGAACAGGCAAATAGAAGGTGACGACGCGGCTAACGCTACGTCCACGCCGTCTGTGCGTCTGGGTAACTATCAGCAGATTTCAAGCAAATTTGCAATCGTTACCGATACGGAGAACGCAATCAAGAAAGCGGGTCGAGGCAACGAAATGTCCTATCAGATCGCCAAGCGGTTGGGTGAGCTGAAGCGGGAGATGGAACTTGCCCTGACTCAAAATCAAGGTTCATCGGCTGGCAGCGCTACCGTAGCGCGGTCTTCGGCCTCCGTTGAAGCCTGGATTTTCAGCAATCGCACTTCGCTTGGAACGGGCACGTCGCAGACGACTCCGGGATTCATTTCCGGTACGGTTGCGGCTCCGACCGATTCCACGGTGACGGGCGCGTTCACGGTAGCATCGTTGAAGACGATCATCGCGGCAGCTTGGACCGCTGGCGGGTCTCCTGGGATCATCATGGTGGGCGGCACTCAGAAGCAGGTTGTATCTGGGTTCGCCGGAATCGCCACGATCTACCGGGAAGCTGGCAGCACGTCAAAGGGCACGGCGATCGTTGGGGCGGCGGATCTCTACATTTCAGATTTCGGAGAGCACCGCGTTGTCCCCAATCGTTTCAGTCGCAACCGCACGGCTTTAGTCCTCGATATGGACTACTGGGCGGTGTCCTACCTGCGGAAGGTTTCCCAAAAGGAAATCGCTCGCACTGGCGGGGCGCAGAAGCGGTATCTGGACGTGGAGTTCGGTCTGGTATCGCGCAACGAAGCGGCGAGCGGGAAGGTTTCCGACTTGACGTAACCATGAGGGCTGGGGGCGAAAGCTCCCAGCTTTTCTAGATGGCTGAGAGATTGCTGAGTGTTGATCCGCTGACCGGGATCAGCACGTTTCACGACTATGACGAGGATACCGACCAGACGATCATCCGCTACACGGGTGACTGCGAGCCTACGCTGGAAGCGAACAAGGCGCGCGCCAACGATGCGGAGTTCAGTGCAGATGGCATCAGGAGCGACATGTGGCTTTTTGCAAGCATCCCTGCGGCTCTTCAGTGCAAGTGGCTGATCGAGGAAGGGCTGGATGTTTATAAAAAGGAACATAGCGACAGATTGTTCAGGAAACTGAACGATCCCGAGTACAAGTATCTGAAGTGCACGACGGGGAGGCATATCGTTAAATGAACGCGCTTCTCACCGAACGCCTGCAGGAGGTTACGGACGAGCCTGTCAAGGAAATGCCCAAGCAGTTGGCGATTGCCGAACTGCTGCGACAGAAGGGTGAGTTGGACGAGGCAATGAGAATTTGTAATGAGTTCCTGAATGGGAACTTCGGCGATATTGGCGCTATTGCCCTCGCATCGCACATTCTTATTGACTCTGGAAGGCTCGGGCTGGCGAACGCCTTGCTCAAGCTGGCGGTCAAGATCAATCCAGAGTCTTCGGTACTCTGGTCTAATCTCGGGCTGACATTTCAGGAAGGCTCAGACCTTGCCGAGGGCGAGGCTGCATTCATCAAGGCGATCAACCGCGATCCGCGCAACGCCTTTGCGCTGAACAACCTCGCGCAGCTCTACGTCAACACGGCCCAGCCGCAGAAGGCGATCAACTGCGCGACGAAGGCGATTGAGCTTGATCCTTCGCTGCCAGAAGCGCGGTACAACCTGGGGCTGGCGAACCTTCAGCTCGGTAACTGGAAGGAAGGTTGGGACGGGTACGAATACAATCTCGGAGCGCATCGGCATCGAAGGGAGCGCGTCTATGGCAAAGTACCACGCTGGGATGGAACGAAGGGCAAGACTGTTATCGCGTATGGCGAACAAGGACTCGGAGATGAGATTAGCTTCGCCTCGTGCATCCCTGATCTGCTACGGGAGTGCCGCGTCGTTTTGGAGTCCGACAAGCGGCTGGATGCACTGTTCCGGCGCTCGTTCGGCGTCCCGACTTATGGCACGCGTAAGGAAGCCGGGATAGGCTGGGTCAAGGAACACAAGCCCGATGCGAGCGTTGCGTTCGGGTCGCTACCTCACTTTTATCGTAATAGCACCGAGAGCTTCCCCGGCACGCCATACCTGAAAGCCGATCCTGAGAGGCGGCTGATGTATCGCGCGCTGCTGGACTCACTCGGCCCGCAGATGAAGGTCGGCCTAGCGTGGACTGGCGGGCTGAAGAACACCGGCAAGGAACGCAGATCAGTGGAGCTGAAAGACTTAGCTCCGATCCTCGCTCAAGATGCTATCTTCGTCAGCCTGCAGTACATGGACGCGCCAGAGGTTGCCGGGACGAAGGTGCATCACTGGCCGTTCGCTGTGCAGACGCAGGACTACGATGATACGGCGGCGCTCGTGGCGGAACTCGATCTGGTGATATGTGTAACCACGGCGGTCGTTGACCTGTGCGGTGGGCTGGGTATGCCCTGCTGGGTACTGACGCCTAAGGCTCCTATGTGGCGCTACGGTCTGAGCGGTGAGGCGTATGTGTGGTCTAATGCCGTGCGGCTCTACAGGCAGACGAACGAGTGGATTCACCCGATCAGCGAGATTGCGCGTGATTTGAGAGAAAAGGCGGCGGCATGGGCCTCACGGTAGCCGGTCTGACGGTCATCTCGAAGTACCCATCGCGCAGGGTGCTATCGCTCGGCTATCCGGACATCATCGCCACGGGCGAGTTCATCAAGACGCTTTTCAACGTCGAGCCGCAGACCTTCGTTCCGAACGGCGGCTGGCACGGCGTCGATTACGAGCTGCCTGAGAGCGTCGAGTTCTTCCGGCTGATCGGTTCAGAGCTGTCCTGCATCGACGTGCACGCGAGCCGAGGTGTGGAAACGGTCGTGGATCTCAACTATCCGCACGACTTAGGCAAGTTCGACATGGTGATTGATCCTGGCACGGTCGAGCATTGCTTCAACATCGGGCAGGCGATCATCAATGCGGCTACAGCGGTTGCCGAGGGCGGGGTGATCTTCCACACACCTCCGATGACCATGATCAACCACGGCTTCTACAACCTGAACCCGACGCTATTCTTCGACTTCTACATGCAGAATGGCTGGGACGTGGAGATGGCGATGGGGGTGAAAGACGGGGCGCTATTCGAACTGCCGTCGCATCAGCGGGTCATTATCCCAGCCGAGTCGAGCATCTACTTCGTAGCGCGACGGACGAACATGAATCCGTTGTCGTTCCCTGTTCAGTATAAGTATCAAGTTAACCCGGATTTGAAGGTGATGCATTGACCTACAAGAACGTAGATGGCTTCGTTTTCCCGGACAGCGATCTTGACTGCGCTCCGGCGATGTTTGCTACCGTTGGCGATCTTGAGCTGTACTACCCGTTCGTGCAGAGCTTCGATGTGGCGGTGCAGGCTGGCGGCAACGTAGGAATCTTCCCGGCGAAGATGGCCGAGCGGTTCAAGTTCGTCTATACCTTCGAGCCAGATGCGATCAACTTCAACTGTCTCTGTCGGAACGCGCCACTGGAGAACATCATCAAACTGCAGGCTGCGCTAGGCGAGAAGCACGGACTCGTCGGCATCCAGAAGGTTCCGCAGAACGTCGGGGCGAACTATGTATCTGGGGCAGGCAACGTCCCGACGCTCAAGATAGACGATCTCAACCTCAATACCTGCGACATGCTGATGCTGGATGTTGAGGGGATGGAACTGGCGGCGTTGAAAGGCGCGCTGGGCACGATCATGGCCTTTCATCCGTGCATCGTGGTCGAGGAAAAGGACTTGGGCAACCGTTACGGCTACCCGCATGGGGCCATCGCGGAGTTTCTGGCCTCCATCGGCTATCGTGAAGTTCACCGCAAGCACCGCGATGTGGTATACACATGCGGGTAGTCGGCTTTCTCTACGTCGATTGCGGCAAGCCCGAGTATGCGGCGATGGCGGAGAACATGGTTCATTGGGTGCGCGAGGCGATGCAGGATGCCTATATCGTGCACATGGCCTCGCCCAACACGGTCAGTATCGCTGGCGTCAGTCGGCGCATCAACCGCGAAGTCACGCAAGAGAACGCGCCGCTCATGATCTATCGCCTGGAGCACTTGGCGAATTTCCCCTACGAGCAGATGTTACTGCTGGATGTGGACGTGGTGATGAACCGCGATCCGTGGAAGGTCTTCGACACACCGTTCGACATGGCGTTCACGACACGTGACAGGGACGCGATTGTTGATGGCGAATCAATCGCAAGGAAAATGCCGTACAACATCGGCGTCATGTTCAGCCGCAGCCCTGCGTTCTGGCGCGAGGCGCATGCCTACGTCAAGACCCTTCCGCCTGACCATCAGCAATGGTGGGGCGATCAACTGGCAGTCAAGCATCTGGCCGACAGCGGGCGCTACCGCATCCATGAAATATCGAGCGATCCGTACAACTATTCCCCCGACCTTGCGGACGAGGATGTAACCGACAAGTTCATGGTGCACTATAAGGGCGCGCGCAAGGCGCGGCTATTCGACAAGTTCCCATCCATCCTGCGTCGCCTGAACGGGCCGCAGGGCTATCACTATCGCAGCGAAAGGGCCGCATGAGCATTTCAACCTACGCCGAGTTATCCACGGCAATCGTGAACTGGCTCGATGTCCCCGCTGCATCGTTCCCAAGCGGCGGGATTAGCGACCTGATAACCGTGGGCGAGAAGCGCCTGTTCCGCGAAGCTCGGTCGCGCGACATGGAGTACGCACTGAGCGACACAATCGCAGCAGGAGTCATCGCGCTCCCTGCGAGCTACGTATCGCTCAAGTTTGCCTATATCAATGGCTCGCCGATCTCACGCTTGGAGCGTCGCCCGGCTGAGTGGATCTATCAGCAATATCCGATTCGCTCGTCCACCGGAAGGCCGAAGTTCATCGGGCGCGACTCAACGAACTTCGTCTTTGGCCCGTATCCAGACTCGGGATATACGGTGAAAGGCATCTACTACCGCCGTCTGACCGTCATTGAGACAGCGCCGAACGCGCTGTTCTTGGCGAATCCAGACCTGTACTTGTTCGCATGCCTCGCCGAGTGCGAGCCGCTGATCGGACGCGACGCCCGCATTACCTTGTGGGAGGCGAAATACCAGAAGATTCTCAGCATGATAAACGGCGAGGATCGTGCCGAAGACGCTTCCGGCGGCGGTTTGCAGATGCGTGTATCGGACAACCTGCAAATGGTGTCGCGATGAACCTCCAAGTGTATATCGGCACCGATTCGCGCCAGCCCATTGCGGCGCAGGTTCTGATGCACTCTATCTGCGCCCGCGCCTCCTGGCCGATCAGCATTACTCCGCTGGTGCTCTCGCAGCTTCCAATGAAGCGGCGCGGGTTGACGGAATTCACTTTCAGCCGCTACATGGTGCCGTTCCTGTCAGAGTACAGAGGCCGCTCGATCTTCATGGACGCTGACATGTTATGCCTCGCCGATGTGTGCGAACTGGTAGAGCTTGCCGATCCGCTCGCTGCCGTATCGGTCGTGAAGAATAAGCTGCGCTTTGAATGGCCGAGCCTGATGGTGTTCAACAACGCGATGTGTATGAAGCTACAGCCTTCATGGATCGACGACGAGAGCACCGCGCCGCAGTCGCTGTCGTGGGCGAAGCAGGTAGGCGAGCTACCGTCCGAATGGAATCACATCGTCGGATACGACGCTCCGCGCACAGATGCCAAGATCGTCCATTTCTCCGCTGGTATCCCCTGCTGGCGCGAGACGCAGGACTGCGAGTATGCCGCCGAATGGCACAGGGAACGAAAGCTTTGCAACTCCTCCGTGTCGTGGGAGGACTTGATGGGCCGCAGCGTACATCGGGAGAAGGTACTTGGCTAAAGCGCAGCGCGTATCGCGCCCCGACGAGCCGAATCTAGTGGTGCCGCTCGCCACGTCGATTAATGAGCGAGGCATTACCGGCTTCACGCATTCGATCACGAACTCGGAAGACCAGAGGAAGCTCAACTGTTTCTATGAACTTTCTAAAAATCCGATGACCGGCAAAGGATCTCTGACGCTGGTGGTAAGGCCCGGCGTTACGATCGACGCATTCACTTACGGCGTATCCGGGCAGGCGTCTTATCTTGTTCTAGATGTTACTGGGAGCCCAGCGCCGGTAGCTGACTTCGTAGTGAATATCTCAGGCGGGAATATTATAAGCACAACAAGTTCTACCGCCGATACGGTAGTGGCTGCGGGGTTATACCTGCCTGCGTATATAGATACGACATCCCTTAGCAATGTTCGGCAAGCGTGCCTTCAATTACGGAAGGTTACGAACGCCATAGATCAGCGAGTATTTTTCAAGCCTCTTGTCGGCGGAGCGTGGACGGAGATTGTCGATGCAGATTTCACGACTCCTGGACACGTCGGGAAGATGGAGCACCTTGACGGTTATGCGTTTATTCTCGCCGATACCGGACTAATATGGAGTTCAGACGTTAATAGCCTTGCGAACTGGACTTCGACGAGTTTCTTGGCGAAGCAGATCAAGCAGGATTTTTCTGTCGGTCTCGCGCGCCTCGCTAATCAGATCATCGCCTTCGGTGACAATACAGCGGAGATGTTCTACAACGCTGGCAATACGACCGGGAGTCCACTAGGACGGCTGCCGCACTTGCATCAGAGGATCGGCTTGATAAATACCACTATCGTCGGCGGGACTCACTATTACGCCACGCTTGAGAATCGCATCTACTTCGTCGGGCGGCGCTCAGGCGGTAGCGGCGGGCCTTCGATAGGAGCGTTCGCCTATGACGGAGCGCGCTTCGAGAAGATCAGTACGCCCTACGTTGACAAGATACTGTCCGAGAAATACACGGCACTCTATTCTGTCAACGCAATCGGCTTTCACGGTCAGAGCGCCATCGCATTCTGCTGGACAGCTCCAGGTGCAGCGACGCAGCAATGGCTGATGTTCTTCCCTGACTGGAAGGAATGGTTTGAATGGAGCAGCACCGTATTTGCCCCGGTCAATAGCGGCACATTCTATCTCGGCGTCGGCTCGAATCAGCACAAGCTCTATAAGTTTGCCTCATCCGATAACTGGCAGGATAACGGCACATCCTACCAATGGTTCACCCAGTTCAAGCTGCCGAACAAGGGGACAGTGCGCCGGTTCATGCCGATGTACGGTGTGGAAGCAGATACCGCGCGTACCACGAACAATCTGACTGTTGAGATCAGCACGAACGACTGTGTGACGTTCTCCACTCTGGGCACCATTGATCTGACGCAAGACCGTAAAATACTATTTCGCGGTGGTTCGTTCAGAACGGCGCATATTAGACTCGGAAGCACGAATGGCGCTGAAACACGGATTCAGAACTTCCTCGCCCGGATCGACTGATGGAACCAGCCGTTCAGCCTCTCTACGATCAGACCTCCCCGGCTTGGCAATGGCTGATCGGGCAGGCTCCCGTAAAGCTGTCATTTGGTCTTTTCAGCCTACATATCGTTTTAGGCGTACCATCTGCCGCATTAGGAGCCAACAATGACTATGCCTTGCGTGGGGATGGAGCGGCTGGAGCGAACACGACGCTTTACCACAAGGAAGCGGGCGCGTGGGTCGCCTGCACCTTATGAGCTTCGACCCGGCACAGGAATACGGCAACGCGGTCGCCAATACTGGCTTCGCTTCGGGGAAGGAATACATTGAGGCAATCATCGAAGACGCAAAGAAAACCCTACCGCCCGGCACCGAGTTCTCTTTTATTTCTTGGACGCAGGACGGAGCGCGACAGACAGGTTGGGTCTACAACCTACAAACGCCACGCGAGCAACAGAAGCTCTTTAATCCACTGAAGCCGACAGCACCACGGACGTAGGAGAGGAATATGGATTTTGGCAACTTGTTAAGCGCAGGAACCGGGTTACTCGGGCAGCTCTGGGGGCGCAATCAGACTCAAGGCACCGCGAGCCAATACGCAGGCATGGGAGCGCCCTACCGTGAGCGCCTGTCCGCAATCTCCGCCGACCCGAACCTCTACTACAAATCTCCCGAGGCTACCGCGCTTGCCAATGCTTCAGACCGCCGGTACTCGTCCATCGTCGGCAACCCTGCAGGGTCTGGTACAGCCCAGCAAGCGGCGCTGGAAGCCATGCTGCGCGGCTATGGGACGGAGCGCGACCGCCTGTTCAACTACGGCGGCGGGGCTTACTTCAATCAAGCCGCACCGGGAGCGCAAGGCAATGCGACGAACGCAGGCATGGGCATCTTCAGCTCGCTCGGGCCACTGATGCAGTTGATGACCAGAGGGGGTGGCGGTAGCGGTGGAGGAGATATAAGCGGGCTTCTCGGCAACTCTGACTACATGAGCGGTGGCGGCATGGGGCTCGCCTGATGAGTCGTTTAGGCGACTTCTTCAGCGATACCTTCGCTCGGGCGAAGTCTCACGAGCCGGGGTGGATTCAACGTCTGCCCTCGATGCCAGGATCGCCTCAGGCGCTTCAGGATGCGTTCATCACCAACCGCTGGAGCCACCCATACGGCTCGGACGCGAGCAGCATGGACGTATTCGCTGGCGGGGTCGGGCATCCGGCCTCCTCGGAGCAGCCGTGGGCGCGGGCGATAGGACGCACCATCGGCAGCATCTTCCTCGGCAAGGGTCTCAACACCCTCACCGGCACGCAATACGCAGGGCCAGCCGCTAGGGGTGCTGCGAACATCTTGAGTGGGCAGGGGGACACCAATGCAGCGCCCGGCCTCATGGGTGGCGGCATGGGAATGATGCCCGCGAATCGCCCACTGATCCAGCCCCTAGCGACTCCAGATCCGTTCGCCGAGCAGGGCGGGCAAATCTCGCCGGGCCTGATCGCTATGTTACTGGCCTCGCGTCAAGGTGGCGGCGATGAAACGCAGCAGTCTCAGGCTCCCTACATAAGCGCCGGGGGTCTTGCATGAACTTCGGCCATTTCTTCAGCAGCCTTCCAAGTCCGTTCAGCGGTGGAAGCAGCGGCGGGGGATTCCCCGGATTGCCGCAGTTACCGGGCATGCCCCAGCTTCCCGGTATGCCGGGCTTCCCCGGAATGGGTGGGCAGCCGCAGCCTTCCTACGGCGGAGGTTACGGCGGTGGCGGTCTTGGCGGGACAATGCAGACTATGGTCGATCCAAGTTCCGGAAGCTATGGCTCCAGCCCGACCGATACGCAAGGGCTGCTGCAAATGCTGATGACACAGAATAGACAGCCCGGAGGTGGGCAGAGCTATCTCGGTGGACAGGGGTTGATCTGACATGCCTGAAACATTCGGGTTCAACCAAAACTGGATGCACGGTCTCGGTGGCTTGCCACGCGAGCCGACTTCGCTTGAAGGCACCCTCGCTGCAATTCCAGGCGTAGGGAGTTACATCGCTTACGGCAGATACCTAGATGCCGAGGCGCAGAAGAAGCGTGCTCTACAGGATGAAACAGCGTTCAGGGCAGAACGTGCTGCGCTCGGGCCGGGCGCTACGCCGGAAGACATGTTTCGTACAGGAGCTCGCTATGCAACTCCTGCAGATCTCATGGGGAAGTCCGACGAGTGGGCAAAAATCACCGAAGCGAGGAAGAGCCGTGAGGCTATGCAAGCCGGATTGGAGAGGATTTATGGCGGCGGGGTAGCTCCAGCACAAGCACAAGCCGAACCGCAACCACTCGGGATGGGTTTCCCGGTTGGCGGCGCTCCCGAAACAGCACCTCAAGCTGCCCCTGATCCTGAAGCTAGAATCGCGCAACTTACTGCTACTCGCCTCCTCTATGCTGGGAATCAAGCTTATCAATCGGCTATCGACAGGGAGATTGATAAACTTCGCGCTGTAAAGTCTGACCAACCCAGCGTGCATGTTGTGCAAGATAAGACCAGCCCAACTGGTTGGTCTTATTCTGATGTCAAGACGGACAAGATTCTGAGCAAGGGGGCTCCACCACCGGCTGCTGCCGCACAACAGCAGGCAGCGGGCGCGGTGGCTCCTGAGACGATCAAGCAACTGGCGGAACGCTATCGCGTTGACGGTACATTGCCGAGCTTCGGCTGGGGCGCATCTGGCGCTATTGTAAGGGCGAAGATTCTGAACGAAGCCGCTAGTCAAGCCGCAGCAGAAGGTTCTACTGGCGAGCAAGAGCGAATCCGCCAAGTCGGGCTGGGGACGATCAAGCAGGCTCTTGGACAGCTTGAGAAGAATCGCGCCAATATTACGGCCTTCGAGAACACGGCGGCTCGCAACGCTGATCTAGTGTTGCAGGAGTCGGAAAAGGTTGATCGTCTAGGCTCTCCAGCCATTGACCGCTGGATACAGGCAGGGAAAAAGAATATCGCCGGAGATCCGCAAGTAGCGCGCCTCGATCTTGCCATGCGGACGTTCATCAACGAGTATGCGCGAGTGACCACGACGGTAACTGGCGGCGGTGTGACCTCGGATACAGCACGCAAAGAGATTGAAAGCCTGCTGGCGAGCAAGATGACCAAGACGCAAGTGAGAGAAGTGGTGGGACTAGCGAAGCAGGAAATGCGGAATCGCTTGGCTTCGTATGACGATCAGGTCAAAGTCTTGCGGGATAGGATGAGTGTTCGGCCCGGTTCAGCGCCAAGTAGTATTGAAGCTCCGACTGCGGCCCCCTCTGCTCAAGGTAGCTGGCGAGTCACACCAGTCCCATAATGCCTAAATTCAGGATCACCTCTCCGGACGGAAAGAACTTCGACGTAGAAGGCCCTGAAGGTTCCACCGCAGATCAGGCGCTGGCGCAGGTTCAGGCGCAATATAAGCCACAGCAAGAAACGAGCGGTTCTCCGGCGGTGTCCGGTATGGCAAGTCTTGCCGCGACTGTCGCAGGGATTCCAATAGACGCAGTGCAAAATATCTACAATCTTGGCAAGGCTGGCGTAGGACTTGCCACAGGCCGTTCGCAGGACTTTCCATTAGTCGAAGGAACCCCCGGCGGTTCTGAATCAATCCGCAATGTATTACGTAAGGCATCGGAAATGAGTGGATTGACAGGCCTAAGTCCAGATAACCCTACTCCAGGAAGTCAGATTGGAACTGCGGCATATGATTTTGCATCTCGCGGTGGCGTCATTCCAGGCGCGGCTCTCCCAGCCGCAGCCTCGATGGTCGCTGAAAAGACGCTCGGCCCTCAATATGCAGGTATTGGTGCGCTGGCTCCGTCTGCGGCAACCCTCGCATATAACACGGCGAGAGCGCCAGCTTTGGCGAATGCTCAGGCACAGAATGTAACAAGGGATGCGACTATCAATCGCTCACGCGAGGCTGGTCTTGTCATGCCTCCAGCGCAGACGAATCCTAGCGTTACCAACAAGGTTCTGGAGGGCACGGTAGGCACACCTTCGCTTGAGGCTCTTGGCTCAACTAAAAATCAGCAGATCATAAACGACCTCGGACGCCGTGCGCTGGGCGTCGGTAAGAATGTCCCAATCAACGAAACATTGCTCGATAACCTTCGCGCTGACGCTGGCAAGGCCTATCAAGCCATCAAGGACTTCGGTGGCGGGAGAATAGCGTTCAAGCCTGATGCGAAGTTTCAGAACGACATTGATAATCTCGGCGGCGGGATAAGCGACACGGCTAAACGCTACCCCACGGCTGCCAAGACAGCGGATGTCGAGGCGCTGAAACAAGACCTGACCAAAGGGCCGATGGCTCCTGGTGATGCGATTGAGCTTACAAAGAAACTACGACGTGATGCCTCGGCCAACTTCCGCGCCTCAGACGATCCGGCAAAGCTCGACCTTGCCAGAGCGCAGCGCGGCGCCGCGGATGCTATCGAAGGACTCGTAGAGCGCAATCTTGGCAAGGCTGGACGTGGCGATCTAGTCAAAGACTTCCGTGAAGCGCGAATCACGATAGCAAAGACATATGACGTTCAAGCCGCGCTCAACGATGCTACGGGGAACCTCAATGCTCGCACGTGGGCAAATATATCGAACAAGGGGAAACCGCTCGGCCCAGAAATGCAACTGGCGGCTGATTTCTCCAACGCCTTCCCGCGCTCATCCTTGATGCCTGAGAAAGGCGGGAACAGGACTGGAATAGGCACATGGGATGCAATCTTGGCTGCCGCTGGAGTCGGTGGCGCAGTAATGCATCCCGCTATCGCCGCTCTCGGAGTCGGCAGGCCGCTCGCTCGTTATGGGCTGCTTACGAAACCTTATCAGAACTGGATGGGTGCGCCATCCTACGAACCGGCTATGATGCCGCAGAATCCGCAGCAAGCGGCGATCATGCAGAGCGTTTTAGCTAATCAAGGCCCACGGTAAGTGGACTTCGGCACCACATGGCTCGATCTTAGTTTAGGAGTGAACATGGCAACGATAAACGTAGCCCTGACCTATGCGGAACTGAAGGGTTTCACCACGGTGAACAGGTTCGGCACGGTGATCGTGCTTGGGCGCTTCTCACCCGCAGACGGCGATGGCGGAATCTGGTGGTGGAATGCAACGGATACGCGCACCGATAACGGCACCACGGTACTGGCTCCAACGTGAGCAAAAACGTCGTCGCCAAGAGCTGGAGCATCCTGCCATCATTCGACGGCCTGCTTTATAGCCAGTATCCGCTCGGTGACAAACCTGTTCCAGCGCCTACCGGCGGACCGAAGATCGCCTTTACTGACATCGTTTCCGGGCCTACGTCTGGCGGCGAGTTCAATCGTGGCGCGTATCTCTCCATCTTCGGCTGGGGCTTCGGCACGCAGGCGACGCTGGGGACGGCTGCGGGGGCAAAGGTCTTCATCGGTGGCGTAGAAGTAGATAACTACCGCGCTCTAAACCCGGCTCCATCGTTTCCGCGCAACGGCTTGCAGCGGATCATCGTTCAGGTCGGGACTCTCGGTGGAGCAGCGGCTGGAAGCGTCAATGCCATTAAGGTCACGGTGAACGGCGTTGACTCGAACGCCGACAAGACATTCACCGTGCAGATTGGCGACA